AGGTACTAACTAACGCTACGTTGAAGATTACATAACTTCCAGGCGAAGTCTCATTTGTGGCTGTGCCAGTTACGCAGGAAACTATTTCAAAAGTTGCATATGATGAAGGATCACTTTGTGAGGTTACAGATAAGTAACCATCCTGAATGCTTAAAAATAAGTCATGGAGAGTTGTGTTTATTCCGTGAGGGTTATCATCTACCCTAATCTGTGTAGACGAAGTAAAAGGATCAGCATTAAAGTTTAAGTAGTCATTTCCAGGGTCAACGTTTACTACGCTTGTGCCTACTTTGTATGTCCAAGAAAGTGAGCTGACCCCGCGTTCACCTGAAGAGCCAGTTGCTCCTGTAGGTCCGGTGTCTCCAGTAGGTCCTGTTGCACCGTCTGAGCCATTCTCGCCTGTAGGTCCAGTTGGTCCGGTGTCCCCGGTAGGCCCAAGGATCTGACCTGCGTTAGTCCAACCTGTCCCATTCCAAGTCCAGAGGTTTCCCGCCAAACTTTCTGGGCTTGCGAGTAGAACTAAATATGTGTCACCAACAGCTGCATTTGTGACAGTGACATCCATGTCTCCAAAATAGTTAAACGATCCTTTAAGTAGTGAAGATGAACCCGAAGCTCCAGTTGGTCCTGTTGGTCCAGTAGCTCCCGTCGCTCCTGTCGCGCCGGTTGCACCGGTAGGTCCAGCAACTGTTGAGTCTGCACCAGTTGGCCCAGTTGCTCCGGTCGGGCCTGTGTTTCCTATAGTGCCATCAGCACCAACTGCACCCTGAGGGCCAGTCGGACCAATGTTTCCTTGAGCGCCGGTTGGACCTGTTGCACCAGTTGGACCAGTTACCGTGCTGGCCGCACCAGTTGGTCCTGTTGCACCAATACCAGTTGGTCCTGTGGCTCCTGTGGCTCCTGTTGGGCCAGTAGGACCAGTAACCCCACCGCCACCTTCGCCGATTTCGCCAATAGTGGCGTAGCGATTAGGCTCCGAGATGGAGTCCTTATACATTGCCCCGCGTACATTAACAATAATGTCTTCGTCTGGCGAAACAATCTGGTCTGCAACTACTTTGTATTCTGAGCTTGAGTTAGATGCCATAGCGTTTTATCCTAAAAATGTGGGCGGGAAGAGCTCCCTAGAATATTATGACAGACCTAAAACAGCGCTAGTTAAGGGGTGTTTTGTATAACCTTAGGATTAAGTTTATACGGACTTTTTGTACAGTACCTTTTGTACATTAACCTTTAAAACACTGGCAACCAATATGCTATATTTAGTACCTTAGTTAGTTGGTCGATAAGTAACTTCGCCCAATAAAGTCTCTTGAGAGTTGATTACAGCCATGATTTTATAAATGGCAATAGAGCCCGGCTGATCAAATATAGTGATGCTAGTTATAGAAGAAGGATAGATGTAGAAGAGTCTCCAGCTAGGTCTAATTGTTCCAGTCTTGAAGATTCGATACTCTGTAGCACCAGGGATGGAAGACCACTGTAATACAGCCTCTCCAATCCCACTTCCTGGAGTAACTTGAGATACGGCTACTGTCCCAACTACAGGCGCTGCGGGGAGCTGTTGAATTACTGGAGCCTGTGTAGGGGTAGGAGCAGGCGCTGAAGTCTCTTGCGGAGCGGGGGCAGCTGTTGCTACGGGCGCAGGGGTAGAAGTAGCTGTAGGGGTCGGAGTAGATTTAACAACTGCCGCTGGGCTTGGGGCCGTAGAAGTTTCAGCTGTATCACTAGGTACAGACTGGTTTAGAGGAGACGGACTTACTTCTACTGCAGGCTGTGGTAAAGACTTATCTACATTCTTAGGGCTAGAATCCTCGGATACAGAAGTATTAGAGCTAACAAAGACAAAAGAGTTCTGCACACCTAAGGCAGGAGCAACAATGACAGCAGAAAGCCCGATGGCTAGGGCAGCCAGCCCAAAAGCTTTTCTAGCACTAAATCTCTTTATCATGAGAACAGATTAGCACTATAAGTTAAATAATTCAAATAAGATTATAAGTGTAGCATACTTTTTAAGTTAACGCAACAAAAGCTACTAAATAGCTAACTCTTTTTAAAATACTGTAATAGGCGCAGGGTAGTCCGGGTAGCCCCCACCAAAGTAGTCATCACTCAATAGGGCCTCATCTAGGGTTAACTTAGTTTGGCTTTCAAGATCAAATTGATACCACACCGGGCTATTCAATCCATAGGCGTTAATTGTGGACATTAGTCTAGCAGTGGAGATATCAAAGCCCACATTTTCTTTAGCCGTCATATCGTAGGCATTACGAAGCCACTGCCTTCCAGCTTCAGTTATATATAGGACAGCATGGATAGTTGTCATGTCATACAGCCTATAAATCTCTTCGGACACTTTTTTGTACTTAGGCTTTGTGGTATGAGTGGTTCCAGTAGAGACACCCAAAAAAACAACGTCTGCGTCGTCAGGGACCTCAAGGGTATCCCTATAGTTAAAAGGAATACAGTCGTCTTCTAGAATAAGATCTGCCCCAGTATTAAGGGCATCGATGTGAGCAGAGGCTATTGGGTCAAACTTGTTGTGGTTGACGCCCTCAACTCGAATGAAGTCAAGCCCATAGTGAGTGAGCATGTTGGCCATAGTGGTATTTCGATTGGGATACATTTTTAAGTTAATGTAGGCTACTTTAAGTGATTTTAAGCTAATTTTCATAACTAGAGTATACAGAATAAAAAGAAACCCCCCGCTTTAACGGGGGGATCTTTCTATTAACTTAAATGGTAAACCTGTCTGCGTTCATAACCTTTGACCATGCACTAGCAAAAGCCTGAACAAAATGCGGCAATCCGTCATCTGATGCAAAGACCTCAGCGATAGCACGTAGGACTGAATTTGAAGCAAACACTAAGTCTGCACGAGTTGCTGTCCACTTACGCTCTCCATCTTTGTAAGCATGTGAACCGTAGATGCCAGGCTGTCCAGCTTTAGGTGCCCACGCAATGTCGTTGCTTAGCAAGTTGACAAAAAAGTCTGTAGACAGTACACCTACACGCTCAGTGAGAACACCATGAGATGAGCCGCCATGCGTGACACCCATTACACGTAGGCCGCCAACAAGAGCTGTCATCTCGGTTGGAGTTAGCCCAAGAAGCGCTGCCTTATCAATCAGTAGACGCTCTGCAATCTCCTCATTGCCCGGAGTCCAGTTACGGAACCCATCAGCAATCGGTCGTAGATACTCGAAAGACTCTACGTCAGTATATTCCTGGGTAGCATCTCCACGACCGCCTATGTAGTCGATGTATAGTCCTTCGCCTACTCCATCTACAGCTAGTTTCACTGCATAGCTACCAGCAAAGACAATCAGATCAGCCATAGAAATATCTACACCCACACTGCTGCGCAGGTCTTCCAATTTCTTTAGTGTCTCTTTAATTTGATCTGGCTCATTGACTTCCCAGCTAATCTGCGGCTCAAGACGAATGCGAGATCCGTTTGCGCCACCGCGCTTGTCGGTGTTGCGGAAAGAACTTGCAGAAGCCCACGCAAGCTTGACAAGCTCAGTGATTGTCAAATCTGAAGCGTCAATTGCTTCTGTGATTTTTTCCAGTCCTTCAGCTGTGTTTTCAGGACCCTTTGGAATTGGGTCTTGCCATATCAATAGTTCTTTAGGAACTTCTGGACCGAAGTAGCGCGACACAGGTCCCATGTCACGATGGGTTAGCTTAAACCAGGCACGGGCAAATGCATCTGTAAAGTAGTCAAAATCATCTAAGAACTTCTTACTGATCTCTGCGTACTTCTCGTCACCAAATCGAAGAGCTAAATCAGTTGTTGCCATCCTAGGAACTACCATTTCGCCTTCAAGGTGAGCATGAGGTGCCATATCCGATTCTTCGCAATTAATAGGTACCCACTGCTTTGCACCTGCGGGAGATAATTCCATCTCCCACTCGTACTTGTAGATTAGGCGTAGGTAGTCATTATCCCAGCGGGTCGGGTTAGGAGTCCATGTTATTTCTAGACCAGAACCGATGGTATCTTCCGAGTGGCCTTTACCCTGAGAGTTTTTCCACCCAAGCCCTGCGCTCGAGATGTCATCTCCTTCTGGCTCAACGCCAACTTGAGAAGGATCACCAGCGCCATGAGTCTTACCAAATGCGTGACCACCAGCAATAAGCGCAACTGTTTCTTCGTCGTTCATAGCCATACGAGCAAAAGTAGTTCTAATATCTGCAGCAGCTAACTTGAAATCTGGATTACCGTCCGGACCTTCTGGGTTTACATAGATCAAACCCATTTGTACAGCGGCTAGCGGATCTTCTAGAGTTTCTGCTTCGCGTAAACTGTCGTAGCGCTTGCTTGCTAGCCACTCAGTTTCGTTACCCCAGTAGGTGTTGTCTGGCTCCCAAACATCTGCACGTCCACCAGCAAAACCAAAAGTAGGGAATCCCATATCCTCTAGCGCAACGTTACCTGCAAGAATCATTAGGTCAGCCCAGCTGATCGAACGTCCGTACTTCTTTTTAACTGGCCAAAGAAGACGACGAGCCTTATCGAGGTTTACGTTGTCAGGCCATGAGTTGAGTGGAGCAAATCTCTGTAGACCCTGTCCACCGCCTCCACGACCATCAGTAGTTCGGTAGGTTCCAGCAGAGTGCCAAGCCATGCGAATAAATAGCGGACCGTAATGTCCGTAGTCTGCCGGCCACCACGACTGAGATGTATGCATAACTTCAACAATGTCTGCTTTAACTGCAGCAAGGTCTAGGTTATTAAATTCTTCGACATAGTCGAAGTACTCGCCCATAGGGTCAGACTTTGGGTTACCGTGAAGCAGTGGCTCTAGTGACAGCTGATTAGGCCACCAATCATTATTTGCAGTTCCTCGTGAACTACTGGCACCCCCAGCAGTCCCATGAGGGACTGGGCACTTAGCTTCATTATCATTTGTTTCATAGCTTGTCATTAAATTTCTCCCTGTATAGTGCTATTAATGAAATCCTAACACAAAAACAGTAAAAAGGGGGCCCAGCGCAGGTTTTTAGCTAGCTATGGGGCTAAAGCAATAAAATGTTTTCTGTATGTCATATAGTGAGATATTTCTGGATCAACCCACCAGTCTTCCCAAGTGTGACGTTGAACTAGAGAATAGCCCAAGCCATCAAGAATCTCACGGGCGGCATCCCTAACAGACCCCAGTTTAAAGTGAATTAAAGCATCGTGCTCGAAGGTAATTACTGAAAACCTATATGAATTTAGTGGAAGAGAAATTAAACCAAGTAGGTTTGCTGCAGGATTACTTATTGGACGACCACCCGCTGTGTAACCGGTGTCTACATCAACTTGTAGATAGTCTATTCTCTCCGGAAAATTGTTCTCTTCAAAGTACTTCCTATGGTCAAAAGTTAAAGCATTTTCTGCAAGACACGGATTCTCTCTAAGCTGATTAAAATTCTCAGCGTGTTTTTCGTTCCAATCAAAAGAGACCCCTTTCCAACCATATTTTGTTTCTAGACTATAAGTGTTGCTTCCCTCTATCGGATCAGCCCCACCTAGCTCCACATAATAGCCGTTCTTTTTATTGTCTAAAATATCTAAAACAAACTGATCAGACAGCATTTCATTCTCCTAAAAAACATGTTGTTTTGTCACCTTTAACAAAACTAGTTAAGACATATCTTATCTTAGTACCAACGACAGGCTTTACTCCGTGAAGGATGCCCGCGTCATGAATGACAATAGATCCTGCCTTAGGTTTTATCTTAATATTTACATCTGGATAGTAAATTTCCCCGCCCTCGTAGTCGTCATTTAAGTAAATTATTAGACCGTATATGTTGTTATAGTCCGACTCTTCGCTATTGTCCCTGTGCTCTCCCAGCATATCCCCGGACCTATAACGAAGAAGGCTTTGTATGTCATGAATTCGCTCATAATTTTTAAACAAAGAAGCAACTTTTTTTTCTAAATTGTCAAGTTCTAAAGTTTTTTCTAGAACAAGATCTCTGCCCCTCCAGTGCTCCGGCCCGTCCACAGAAAACCAGTCTAGCTCTAAAACCTTACTCGGAAGCTCATTAAAATATAGAAGTTCTTCTTTTGAAAGAAACCCTTGAACTTCCCAAATTTGGCTGTAATGTTTTATTGTTTCCACGTGAGTATCTTATATGCTATATTAATAAATGTACTTGGTTTTGTCTTTTTTTGGAGGACAAAAAAAATGTTTAACTTTTAAGTATAAATTTTCAAGATAGTACAAAAATTTTATTAAAATAATATTTTCCTTTTGTAGTGTTTTTCCCAGTTGCTTATGTCAACTTTATCATTAATTATAGGTTGACCTTTTACATTTAAACTTGTATTTAAGAGAATAGGTACTCCAGTAAGCTTGTACCACTTCTCTAAAACACTGTAAAGACCAGGATTTTGCTTCCTACTAACTGTCTGTACCCTAGACGTGCCATCTATATGAACAACCGCAGGGACTAATTCTGGCTTCAAACATTTAGGGGTATATTGCATATAAGGGGAGGCATAGTCCATATCGAACCATTCACTAGCATGCTCTTCCATAACTACTGGTGCAAAGGGCCTAAACAACTCCCGTTGCTTTATTAAATTTACTTTGTCCTTTATGTCGGGATCCCGAGGGTCAGCCAAGATACTCCTATTCCCCAGAGCCCTTGGCCCGTACTCAGCTCTACCATTTGCCACTGCAGCTACTCCATCTTTGATAATAGCGTTTATTATTTTTTCAGCTGGGTACGAGCCACCAATACTTGTCCCTAAATAAGGACCACTCCAACTAACATGATCCCCATATAAAGCTGCAGCTGCACCTAACGCTGACCCGGAATCACCAGGATTAGGCATAATCCAAACATTTTTAAATATTTTCCAAAGCATTGTGTTAGCTTTACTATTCAGGGCACATCCGCCCATAAAGACTAAATTGTCTTTTCCAGTCCTTGCTTTCCACATACACATAAGTTCCCAGAGCCTGGCCTCATAAACTTTTTGAACAGCGGCTGCAACATCAAAGCGATCCTGATCGCCGATGGGCTCAGTCCAGTCCGTTATACCTTGATGAAAGTTGTACTTTTGTACCCCCGACATCGGGAAGTAGCTATTCACTTTTTCCCAGTACCTCTCGGGATCCCCATAAGCTGCCATCCCCATCATTATGTACTCTTCTTCATTAGCTTTAAGCCCTAGTAAATCTGTAAATGCAGAATAAAAAAGACCAAAGCTCATTGGATATTTTAATTTTTTTAGAGATTTTATGTTCGACCCACTACCAATCCATACTGATCCGGTATCAAATTCTCCAATAGAATCTAAAACTACAATAAGCGCGTCTTTAAAATTAGAAGTATAGTACCCAGCGGCCGCATGAGAGTAGTGATGGGAGAAGTTGTAGGACTTAATGCCCTTTAATGGGGCATAGGTTTTATAAAAAGGTTTGCCCCCACCAAAGCCACCCTTAGTTGCAATTCTAAGCTTTTTTATTAGCGGCCGCTCATAATATGCAATTGCATCTGGCTTACCATAAGACAGTGCTTCGTCTAATATTTCAGGATTAGTAAACCAATCATTTTTCACTTTTGAGTAGCGCTCAGCATGCCCGGCAAAGAGTATATTGTCATCTTCTAGCACGCAAACAGAGGCATCATGGGTAGTCTCATTTATACCTAAAATTCTCATAAGACTATACTAATACCGTAAACTAGCGCTTAGTCTTTAGTTTTAAATTAAGGTATAATTATGTTTAAATCTTTGTATAGGAGCCCACTTGAACACCATAGAGCCATACTATGTTATTGAAAACTACATAACTAAAAAGCAGTGTTCAGACCTTTTAAAGTATTTTTTAATTCACGAGGATGAAGACCCTAGAGAGTTTTATGGCAACCTAAGCTTAGGCGGACCAGAGAGTTTTTCCAATAAAGATACTTTTAACAAATTTGATCCAGAGCATGTGCTCTATGAAGCAGTAGCTTTTGGCAAACAATTTTTTCTTGATAAGTATAAAATGCGAGGAACCTCTTTCGAGCTAAACAGATCTCATGTTAACTATATGCACCAAGGGGCCTATCTAGATGGACACACGGATGATAGGCCAATAGATCAGCCAATAGAAGAGTTAAACAGCATGACATACGTTATGGGTTTGTTTTTAAACGATGACTATGAGGGCGGAGAATTAGTTTTTGAACATCAAAAAATATCGCTAAAACCAACTGCCGGGACCTTAGTGTTTTTCCCAGGATTCTACACTAGACATGCAGTAAACAAAGTCTCTAGCGGATCTAGAATAAATATTCTTAGCCACTTCTTTGATGTTGTAGATACAAGCATAGAGTATAAGCCTAACTACGCAGTCATACCGCCTGAACACCAGAGACTGGCTCACGAAATTTAATAGTTAAAAATAAAACATAAAAAGCGGACCCGTTTCAGATTTTTTGAGAATAGCTCGTTTACTGATGGGCCCGCTTCTTGGAGATTTGAGTCTCCGCTCCCCTCCGTGGATTCGAACCACGAACCATCCGATTAACAGTCGAACGCTCTGCCGTTGAGCTAGAGAGGATTACTAGTTACTTATTAACTAATCTACGCTTGACAGGGTCAAATACTTTAGGGTGCTTCTTTACGGCTTTACCGTTATTACGGCCTTCGCCAGAAGTGTTCTTTGCTGCAGGAGCTGGAGCTCCACCTTTTCCTTTTGCCATTTTATCTCCTTTTAAACGTCAATACCGCGGTTAGATGCTCTCCAAGTTGAAGGAGAGTGGGCAGCCTCGATTGCAGCTTTGTGGTCGTCATCTTCATACAGTCTAATGATGTGAAGACAGGGGTCATTGCCCTCTTCAAACTCAGCATCTTCAGGTTCTGATGTAGGCAGCCCATCGTGAGTGTAGCAGACAGCTGGACCACACCAACCATTTTCAATACCTAGCTTTAGCCAGTCTTCAAAATTCATATCCATGTATACACCATAGCAGAAAAAGAGGGCCACACCAAATTGATGTAGCCCTCTTTTTAGAGGTTTTTAGTCTATTACTTTACTTTTTCTTGCTCTGACTTGAAAGTTCTGCTTCAGCTGAGCTTGCAAAAGCGCGCTGGATCTCTTCTTCACTTAGATCTCCGTCAACTACGTATGATCTGGATAGTGATTCAGCAACGTCCATTACACCAATAAAGGCTGCCAACATTGCTGCTTGCCAGAGCTCAACTCCAGCGATGCTACCACCAGCAAGGGTTCCGCTGACACGTAGGATGATAAGAGCTATAGTCCTCTTAGTGACTGTTTTTAGGATATTCAAAGGTATCTCCCTGGGTAGAGTTAATAGGTTAAATGCCTCTCTCCCAGGCTCTTCTATTTTACCGCGTTTTGAACTCTCTTAGTAGGAGTTAGTCCTAGGGCTCGTTGCAGCTTAATACCTCTACCCCTACGAATAGCTAAGCGCTCGTTTTCCGTAGTGCCTCCCCAGATCCCGTGCTGACCAGTTTCAATTGCATATGTTAGACAGTCGAGTTTCATCGGGCACTCAGCGCATATTGCTTTTGTAGCACGCTCGTTTTCGTAAGACAATGTACGAGGTCTTTTGTCTTCATCGTCAAAATAGTCTTTAGAGAAAAAAGCATCAGGGTCTGTTTCAGCACAAAGCGGCACAGCATCGGTGTTAAGTAGAAACCATGGAACTATTCCAGTCCCCTCCGTCGGGTAAAGACCTGCCATTTAAGTGCGCACCTTTCAACCTCGACTTGAGTTAAACCCCGTCCCATTAAATCTAATAGAAGGAGTTCCGAATATACGTATGAGTCTACCATCGCAGCTTGGTTCAGCGCAAGTTGATCTACTTGCTTCTTCTGACATTTCACGTATTTCTGTAAATCGGTGTTCAGGATTTTCTGAACATTTGTATTCATAGGTTGGCACTAAAAATCCCAGTCGTCGTCCGTTGTCGATTCGTGCTTACCGATCACGTAGGAGGAACCAGAGCCCGAGAAGAAGTCGTGGTTCTCGTCTGCGTTCGGTGACAGAGCTGCAAGTATAGCAGGATTGACATTAGTAACTTCTTTAGGGAACAGAGGGTCATATCCAAGATTCATCAAAGCCTTGTTTGCGTTGTAGTGCAAAAACTTTTTTACGTCCTCGGAGAGGCCTTTGTCATCGTAAAGATCATGAGTGTACTTACACTCATTTTCATATAGCTCCATAAGCAAGTCGTACGTGTACTCTTTGAGCTCAGCCTGGCGCTCCGGCGTTTGCTCAGCAAGGCCTAGCTGATATTTGTAGCCAATGTAGTAACCGTGAACTGCTTCGTCGCGGATGATCAGTCTGATTAGGTCAGCTGTGTTTGTTAGCTTCGCTCTTGATGACCAATACATCGGCAAGTAGAAACCGGAGTAGAACAAGAAAGACTCCAGCAGGGTTGAAGCAACCTTGCGCTTTAGCGGGTCATCTCCTCGGTAGTAACTGAGAACAATCTCTGCTTTTTTCTGCAGGTACGGATTTTCTTCTGACCAGCGGAAAGCCTCGTCGATGTCTGCTGTTGAGCAAAGTGTGGAGAAAACACTTGAGTAGCTCTTAGCGTGCACTGACTCCATGAAAGCAATGTTGGTGATAACTGCCTCTTCATGAGGCGTACGAGCGTCTGGCATGATGCTCATAGAGCCAACGGTTCCCTGGATGGTATCTAGCATCGTTAGACCTGTGAAGACACGCATAGTTAGCAACTGCTCTTCACGACTGAGCGAGCCCCAAGATTGAATATCGTTGGATATTGCAACTTTTTCAGGCAGCCAAAAATTAGCAGTTAGACGATTCCATACGTCTAGATCAATCTGATCTTCTACTTTGTTCCAGTTAATTGGTCTAGTAATCATGTTTTCTTTCTTATAGCATGCAGGATACGCACTCTTCAGCTTCAGTGCCCTCGAGCGCTAGCTGACGAATACGGATATAGTAAATGGTTTTGATGCCCTTGCGCCAAGCGTAGATCTGGCTTCTGTTGACATCACGGGTAGTGGCAGTGTCCTTGAAGAACAGTGTCAGTGACAGACCCTGGTCGACGTGCTGGGTAGCAACGGCGTAGGTGTCGATGATCTTCTCAGGGCCGATCTCATAAGCATCTTCGAAATACTCAAGGTTGTCATCAGCAAGGTAGGGGGCTGGGTAGTAAACACGACCAAGCTTTCCTTCTTTACGAGTCTCGATCTTTGAAGCTATCGGGTGGATGGAGCTAGTTGAGTTGTTGATGTAGGAAATAGATCCAGTTGGTGGAACAGCCTGTAGGTTCTGGTTGTAGATACCGTGCTTCATTACACTTGCACGAAGCTTATCCCAGTCGTCTTGAGTCGGGATGCTAATGCCAGCATCCTTAAAAATAGCTTCCACTCTAGGAGTTGATGGACCCCAAGGCTGGTGAATGTATTTATCAAAAAACTCGCCAGTTGCATACTTGGAGTTTTCAAAATTATAGAAAGTTTCCTTGCGCTCAATAGAAATTTTGTTAGAGGCGGTCAACGCGTGAAACAAAACAGTATAAAAGTACATGTTGGTAAAATCCAAACCTTCTTCAGAGCCGTAATGAATCTTTTCGCGGCCAAGATAGCCGTGCAGGTTCATCTGGCCTAGACCAATAGCGTGCGACCTTCTATTGCCCTCAGCTACTGACGGGACAGACTTGATGTCACTTAGGTCCGAAACAGAAGTTAAAGCCCGTATAGCGGCCTCTACGGTCTTGCCTAGATCTCCGCCATCCATAGCCTTAGCAATGTTAAGAGAGCCCAAGTTACAGTTAATGTCTCGACCAACGTGGTCATAGCTAGAGTCCTCGTTAAACGTTGATGGGGTATTGATCTGAAGAATCTCAGAGCAAAGGTTAGACATGTTGATGCGCCCCTCAATCGGGTTTGCATCATTCACATTGTCTTCGTACATAATGTACGGATAGCCAGACTCAAACTGAAGCTCCGCTATACGCTCAAACAAAACACGAGCCTTAATCTTGGTCTTCTTGATACGAGCGTCGTCAACCATCTCTTCATACTTTTCCGAGACGGAGATGTCTCCAAATGGAATGCCGTAAACCTTCTCGACGTCGTATGGGCTAAAGAGGTACATGTCGTCACCATTTTTGGCCAAATCTAGAGTTACGTTTGGAATTACTACACCAATAGAAAGTGTCTTGATACGAGTCTTTTCATCCGCATTTTCTTTTTTGGTGTCAAGGAATCTCAAGATGTCTGGGTGGTGAGCGTTTAGGTATACAGCTCCTGCACCCTGACGAGCACCTAGCTGGTTGGCGTAGCTGAATGCATCTTCAAGCATCTTCATAACTGGAATAACACCAGACGACTGATTCTCAATCTTCTTGATTGGCGCACCGAGCTCACGGATGTTGCTTAGGTTTAGGGCAACACCACCACCGCGCTTTGAAAGCTGCAGTGAAGAGTTGATTGCACGAGAGATTGATTCCATGTTGTCTTCGATGCGAAGTAGGAAACAGGAAACGAACTCGCCGCGCTGTTTCTTTCCGGCATTAAGGAAGGTGGGGGTAGCTGGCTGAAAACGACCAGAAATAATTTCTTCAATTAGAGACAAAACCATGTCTTTATTTCCAGCGCCTAAAGTTAGGGCGTTCATTACTACGCGGTCTTCAAAGCGCTCTAGGTAGCGGTCACCGTCAAAAGTCTTTAGGGCGTATGAAGTATAGAACTTGTAGGCACCCATGAAAGCTTCGAAGCGGTATCTAAAAGAGTAAGCGTACTTAAAAGCGTCTTTGACAAACTCAGAATCGTACTGGTCAAGGATTTCTTTTTCGTAGTACTCGTGCTCAACTAGGTAGTCAAGCTTTTCCTCAAGAGAATGAAAAAACACTGTGTTCTGATTTACGTGATCTAAAAAGTAAGCCCTAGCAGCTTCTCGGTCTTTGTGGATCTGTAGTTTGTTATCTGCATCCCACAGGTTGATCATTGCATTTAACTCATGGTAGCTGTATTTATTGTCCACAGTTGGTCTAGCCTCTCTTTAACTTCAATCACATCATCCGGTGTGCCAGTAACTTCTACTCGATACAGCAAAGGCACACCTGTCTTTGCTGCAATAACTTCAGCTGCCCCACAGTAGTGGTCGCCAAAGTTGGTATTTCCGGTTCCTACAATACCTCGTAAAAACTTTCTGTTTACCTCTAAGTTAAGAAACTTAACTACAGGCCTAGGAACAGTCTTGCCTTCAGCCCCGCCCCCGTAAGAGGGAGTGACTAAAACAAAGTCTTTGGTCACTATTAGGGGGTTATTGTCATCCCACTTGATTGGAACTCTTATGGAGTTTAGCTCAAGTTTTTCTACAAACCTTTTAGTGTTTTCAGACACGTTCGAAAAATAAACGATGTCAAACACGATGCCTCAGTTAGTTAGGGCGTCTAGCTTGTCTGGGCGGAACCCGCTCCAGTGGCTATCTCCAGAAACAATTACAGGAGCTGCTTGATATCCAAGACTTCTAACAAGATCCATAGCGACCTCGTCTTCTGCCAAATCTACTGTCTCAAATGGTATGTCCATCTTTGCTAAATATTTTTTTGTGCTTTCGCATTGAACGCACGACGGCAAAGTGTACACAGTTACCATTTTTTAGGTACCTTCCTAAGGGAGAGATGAGAAATCCTGACGTTTTTAATCTAAAGATCAACGTCAGGACTGGCTGGGTTACCAGTATAGAACAAAAAACAAAGGTTGATTTTTACTCTTCAGAAAAGAATAACGCCTCAGAAATTTTTTTGCAAATCGGGCAAAGAGGAAATTTTTTGGGGTCCCTAGAAGGAATAAAAAGTTTACCGCATACGGCAAGGACAGGTGTGCCTAAGACATAACCCTCAGTTACCGACACTTTTTCAGCGTAATGAGCAAACCTATTTACGTCTTCAGTCTCTAGTTCAGAGACTTCTATAGTTTCTAAGCTTGTACTCATATAGATAGTATACGGCCCTTATTGGCAAACTCTAAATGAGGTAAAATAATAGAGACTGTACCCTTGCCGAAAGAGTTAAATGAGTGCTCCTGCCGGTCTTTATAACATTGTAGCTGACCAAGGTTCCACCCTGGCACGCACAATTGTTTGGAGAGATCCGGCTAAAAAGCCCATTCTTCTGCGGGGATATACAGCCAGAATGAAAGTTAGGCTCGCTTCCAACAGCTCTGAAGTGATTTTAAATCTTACTACAGAAAATGACGGAATCACTCTAGGCGAGAGTAACGGCCATATCAATTTGTACGTTTCAGATGAGACTATGGCGACTATCTCAGAGGGTAAGTATTTATACGACCTAGAGATGGTAGCCCCTAGTAGCAACTTGTACGTATACAAAATATTACGCGGAAATTTTGTAGTTAGGCCGGAGGTAACCAGATAATGCCAAGCGATGTCCCAAGCACCGTTAGCTCTGGTAGGAACATAAGACAGATAGTAGTCACTGCGCCCGGACCCCAGGGTGAAGCAGGAGTTTCTGGTCTTCAGTCTGACGAAATAATAGATCTAGTTTCATACGTACACAACCAGGGGGCTGCATCAGCTGAGTGGACAGTAAACCACAACCTAAACTTCTACCCGAACGTTACCGTTTACGATAGCGCTAACTCAATGGTAGAGGGCACAGTCAATCACACCAATCAAGTAACACTAATCATTACTTTTTCAGCGGCAATCTCTGGAAAAGCTCATCTCTCATAAGAAAGAAGAACATTAACAATGGCTCGTCAATTTCTAACTGGGCTCAATCTTAATAAGAATGAGCTTTTAAATGCAAAGATTCAAAACTTATCCGTCGCTCCATCTAGCCCTGTTGAAGGTCAGATCTACTATGACACTGACACTAAGCAACTAACTATCTGGAACGGCACCGCCTGGGTATCCCTTGCTGCCGGTGGCAACGTTGAAGAAGCAATTAATGCTGCTATTGCTGCTGCTGACACAGACGACATCGACGAGGGCTCCAGTAATCTTTATTACACTACTGCACGCGCTAAGACCGATGCAGCTGCTCTTCTAACAGGTGCAACCCTAACTAACATCACCATTACTGGTAACGGTAGCGGTCTTACCATCACAGCTGAGAACGGCGTTGCTGACTCAGATACTGATGATCTAACAGAAGGAACCACTAACAGGTACTTCACCAACCAGCGTGCATTGGATGCAACCGCATCCGCATACGACGCAGCTGGTGCTGCAAGTGGTGTTCAGGACAACTTAGATGATCACACTGAAGCATCTTCTGGCGTTCACGGCGTAACTGGCTCTGTTGTAGGAACTACCGACACTCAAGACCTCTCAAACAAGAGAATTATTGACACACTGCACTTCACAGACGGTGTAACAATTGCTAATGAAGGCGAAATTGCGGTTAAGCCAACAACTCACGAGTTTGAAGTTAAGGCTAACTTTGGAAATCTTGACCTTAAGACAGTAGCTACAGGTGCCGATGTTAACATCACAGCAACTACTGGCGACATTATCCTTAGTGCAGACGGTGATTCCTACATTGGTTCAGCTGTTGCTGGCAATGAGATCGCCACTAAGGACTATGTAGATGGCGTCCAGGACAACCTAGATGACCACACCACAGCTCAGTCAGGCGTTCACGGAGTAACCGGAAACGTTGTCGGTGACACTGACTCTCAGACACTAACCAACAAGACCCTAGGTTCAGGAACTGTACTAAGTGCAAACGTAGATGCAGACCAGAACAAGATTGTTGATCTTGCTGACCCAACAAGCGCACAGGATGCAGCTACTAAGAACTACGTTGATCTCGAACTTGCAGATCACGCAGACGACACCAGTGGCGTTCACGGAGTTACTGGAAACGTAGTAGGAACCACTGACACTCAGACCCTAACTAACAAAACATTGGGCTCTGGTTCTGCTCTTAGCGCTGACCTAAGTGCTGGCACCTACAAAATCACCAATTTAGGTGCTCCTGTTGATGCTACCGATGCAGCAACCAAGGGCTACGTTGATTCAGTAGCTGAAGGGCTACACGTCCACGCTTCTGTAAAGGCAGCAACAACTGGAAACGTTAACCTAGGCTCTGGAGTTGCAGCTGTTGATGGCGTAACCATCAATAGCGGAGACCGAGTTCTTGTTAGAGCTCAGACAAACGCAGCTCAGAACGGTATCTACGTATCTAACGGAACTACTCTTTCTCGTGCACTTGACTATGACAGTGCTGGCGAAATTGATCCAGGTGACTTCGTATTCGTAGATCAGGGTGCCACATACGGCAACGCTGGTTTTGTACAGACAAATGTTATAGCAACTCTAGGCACTGACAACATTGCCTGGGTACAGTTCTCTGGTGCTGGAACATTCCTTGCAGGCGACGGTCTAACCCTAGACGGTAACATCTTCAACGCAGTAGGCACTGCTGACAGAATTACAGTAGCTGCTGATGCGATTGACATTGCGTCTACTTACGCTGGTCAGTCATCCATTACCACAGTAGGAACAATTGCTACTGGTACATGGAACGGTACAACCATTGCTATTGCAAACGGTGGTACTGGTGCAACTACTGCAGCCGATGCTCGCACAAACCTTGGTGCAACAACTAAGTACACTGCAGCAAACCCACTACTAACCGAAACAAGCGGATCCGTTACTTGGACAGTTACTCACAACCTAGGAACTAGGAACGTAGTAATCCAGGTTTACGACATCGCCAGCTTTGACGAAGTAATAGTTGACGTAGACAGAACTAACACCAACACCGCAACTTTGAGTTGGGTAGCAGCAGACGATGTTGATGCCGATTCTTACCAAGTTGTTATAGTAGGCTAATAACCTATATCTACATAAGGATAGGTAATGTCTAAAAAGTTTTTAACCCCTGTAGGCCTACCGTCGGGAAATACTCTCCCGTCGGTAGGTTCTGCTGGCGATCTCTTTTTTAAGGCAGACGAAGATGCCGTTTATGTTCACGATGGCTCCGCCTGGGTAAATACTAAAGGCAATACCTACTCGGTCTCTGAAACTCCCCCATCATCCCCAAGCAGTGGAGATATATGGTTTAACTCTGTTAGCGGTAAAACTTTTGTTTACTACGATTCTTTTTGGATAGAGCCAGGCCAGAACAATGTTGGCCCGCAAGGTCCGACAGGCCCAACTGGGCCTGCTGCAAATATTGAAGGATTGGCTACAGAAACATATGTAGATGAAGCAATTGCAAATATCTATGTTGAGGGTGGACTTGCGGGAGCTGATGGTGCAACTGGACCTACAGGACCGACTGGTGCGACTGGTGCAGCAGGAGATACTGGACCTACAGGAGCAACTGGACCTACGGGTGCTACAGGTGCAACGGGTGCCGCATCAACAGTAACTGGACCAACAGGTTCTACAGGTGCTACTGGTGCAACAGGCGATACCGGACCGACCGGCCCTTCAGGAGGTCCGACTGGTCCAACAGGTCCAACTGGCGCTACTGGTGCTACTGGATCGGCCGGAGAAAACGGTACCTTCATACAGGCTTCAACAACGGGCCCAACTGCTGGAGATGGCAACAATGGCGATCTTTGGATTGTTTATAGCTAATGGGGGCTCAAACTAAAGTTTCTGGGACATGGAGAAACATGTCAGCTCCTTATGTCAAAGTCTCTGGAAGCTGGAGAATAGCTAAGTCAGCATGGACCAAGATAGATGAAAAATGGAAAAATTGGTTTTTGCAGGGCGGTGTTTTAGATGCTCCACTGGGTAACGAAGAAAATTTTTTTCCAGCAAATTTCAATACTAACCTTGGGTCGTCAACGGGTCAAGTGGGATCAGTTAACTCAATAGCGATTCAATCAGACGGAAAGATAGTTTTAGGGGGGACTTTTACAACTTTTAACGGTACAACGGTAAACCGCATTGTAAGACTCAACTCGGATGGGACACGAGATACAGCATTTAGCACAAATACCGGCACGGGGGCAAATGATGTTATTTTTTCAAGGGACATTCAATCAGATGGAAAGATACTGCTTGGCGGGAATTTTACAACTTTTAACGGTACAACGGTAAACCGCATTGTAAGACTCAACTCGGATGGGACACGAG